AAATGGTCGTGCCGTGCAAGCCGAATCAGCTTTTAGAACTGGCGGAAAACACGCTTACAAAAAGTTGGTCACTGGCAATCAACGCATGGGAAGGCGCGGAAACATCATTCACGCGGGGCACGTTCTCAAAAGTCCGCTCATGGTTGCAGGGTAATAAGTTTGCAATCTCTACCGGCGGCGGTGCGTTGGTGTTGACTGATGAGGGGCGGGCATTCCTTGAAGCGTATTTGAATACGTCTAACTTACCTACTGAGTACGAATTTGGGAGCGAGGCATTAGCATGAAAAATAAAGGTCATGACTACAGCGAAATCCTTATCTGGGCGGCGGCATTGGTAACAGTTGTCCGCTATGCAGCGGCGTTTATTGCATCCGATGCCACAGAGATCAATGCGCTACTCTCTGAAATTATCACCATTGCTATGGGCATTAGTGGTCTGGGTATGGGTGTTTTGGATGTGATCGGCGGCGCGTACCTGTTCACTGGTTGGCAAAAGAAGATGCCCGCGAATGGCGCGGCGTGGTCATTCAAATTCAAGGTGTTGACGTTCTTTGCCATTGGGTTGATTGTCAACGGCATTTTGATTTTGATCCCATTCACAATGAGCCGTGTTGCCGGTGTGTCAATTCATAGCATCTTGGGTGATGGTGTATTGCTGTTTGGTTGGAGTGCGGTTGTAAATATTGCGCCCTATCTGTTGATCGGTGGTGTGGCAGTTGGTACGCAAATGGTATCGATTGACACTTCCCAAAGTGGCGGACAAATGACCGGACAAATGACCGGCGGCGATGGTCAAAAGTCAGACAATAAACAGACACAATCAATTCCCACGGATTGGCGCAAAGCAAAGAAACAACTGACCGCGCCACAGATTGCGATCATTGCCAAGAGCAACACTGCCACGGTGATGAAACAATACAGCCTTAGTGATCGCACTGCCCGTCGTTGGATTGAGAACGCAAAAGCCGAAAATCCTACTCCCCCGTTTCCAATGCCCCAAGATAAGGCATGATTTCCCATGAGCATGAGAAAAAACGCCATGATTCACCATGATATTGGATGTCTGCCTGCAATGGGGAAGGGGATGCTATGGACACACTGACTATTACCAATGGCGAGCTACCGGCATTGATCGCGCGGCTCTCCCCCAGGCAACGCGAGGTTGTGAAACTGTTTGTGCAGGGAATGTCATACAAACAGATAGCTACTGAGTTATCCATCACCACTGAAACCGTCCGCAGGTATATCAAAATATCGTGCCGACGTGTAGAGGTGGAAAATCGTATCCAACTGATTGTGTTGTACGCCCAATGGTGGGCTACGGAAGGAAAAGAGCAATGACCATATTTTTAATAACCCTTGCAATTGCATTGGTAGTAATTGCATTGGTTGCATGGCTTGTTTATGAAATGGCAACCGCGCCGATTGTGGAAGATGAGGTGGATGAACTGTTAGAACACCTTTACGGAAAGGGCAAGCAATGACACGCGATGATATTTTGAATATGCCCGCTGGGTATGAAATAAACAAGTTGATTGCAATAAATGTGATGGGCTGGGCGTTGGTCAATAATCACGGCGCAGCTAGTGGAAAATTTTGGATTGGTCATGGTGGTTCATTTGGTGACATGCCAGAAAGATATTTGCCAGATTTTAGCAACGAGATTGCCCCCGCCTTTTCTGTGGCTGAAAAAATCAATTTAATGATTTGTGAAAACATTTTAGAAATTGAGAATGATTACAACTACCTGACCCTTGATTGTGTTGGGTTTACTAATGGTTATGCTGCTAGTTTTGATTGCCTTTTTGACAATGAATGGTTTGAGGATATCACCAACTATAAATATGCCGCCCGCGCTCAAACCGCACCTCTCGCCATTTGCCGCGCGGCTTTACTCGCAGTTATGGACGGTGGGCAATGACCAGGGAGATTTTCAAAAAGGCATTCCAAGACTCATCACAACCTACTGAGTAGCTATTTCTCCAATTCACCGCCCAAACCATCGGGCGGTTTTTTATTGCCTATCATGTGACCCATTACCAATAATGGGACTATTGCAATTCTGCGCCTCTCTGTATCATTTTCGCAATGAACATGGAGGTTCACGCATGAAAAAGATTTTCACCATTCTGTTGATCGTCATTGCGCTTTGCGCGTTTATTGTGCCGTCGGCATTTGCTCAGGGTGCTACCCCGCCCGAATCCAGCGCCATTGATTTCGCGTATATCACCGAACTCTTGCAGGCGTTGATCCTCGCCACGGTCCCTGTCCTCGCGGGCATGGCTGCCAAGTGGCTTGCCACTCAGAGCAAAATTGCCAAAGAACAACTTACCGCCGATCAAATCTACGCATTGGAAATTTTCATTCGCACGGCTGTTTATGCCGCAGAGCAAATGAAAGCATCCAACTATATCCAAGACAAATTGAACTATGCCACTGATAGCGTTCAAATGTGGCTTGATGTCAAAAATATTGATATGGATGCGCATGAGATCCGCGCTCGCATTGAAGCGGCGGTACTGGCTGAATTCAACTCTGGGTTGCTGCCCGAAACAGAGAACGTCTAATTTTCCCGTAAGGTCACAGGTCAATTCGGCTTGTGACCTTTGGCGGTTCTATGACCTTATTGGAAACCATTTTACAAATAACCGCCATTGTTTTTGGTGCGGGCGGAATCCTTTCGTTTTTCTTAAATTTGCGACGTACCAAGGCGCAAAATACACTTGACCTGTCAACGGCATGGGAGAAATTTTCAAAGCCGCTTTTAGATCGAATCGAACACCTTGAAACATTAGTGACTCAGGTTGAAAAAGAAAACAGGTACTTGCGCCGCTATGTAGAGCGTTTGATCCGGCAAATCATCCAATTGGGTGGAGTGCCGGAACCCTACCATTTTGATGACCATGACGACACCGAAAAAGACCCCGAGCCAAAGATCCCTTGAGTATTACATCCGCAAGGGACGCGCACAAAGAATACTTGCAAACAGACGTAAAAGGAAATTGAAAAAACAAAATGCCAGGACGTTGGCAAACAGGAAAAACCGGAAACCCTAAAGGGAGACCGAAATCAGGCAGGGCGCTCGCTGAATTATTACGCACTGAATTGGACACCGAAGATAAGGGCGTGTCTAAAAAAGAGGTAATAGTTAAGCGGGCGGTTTCCGCGTTAACAACAGGCATTCTTGACTTTGGCACGCGCAAATTGAAAATCAGTGCGAAAGATTGGAACGACCTGTATAAGTACACAGTTACCCACTTGGATGGACCCGCGAAAGATATTGACAACACGCCCGCCAAAAGTGATGGTGATGCACCGTTTGTATTGCCCGCCGATGTGATTGCGCCGTCCTTCATGGATGCGTATCGTGACATCACCGGCAAAAAACATACTGAGTATATATTCTCAGGCGGCCGTGGTAGCACGAAATCAAGTTTTGTATCCCTTGTAATTATTTATCTTATTAAAAACAATCCCAAAATGCACGCGCTTGCAACGAGGCAAGTAAAAGACACCTTGCGGGATAGTGTGTTTGGGCAATTGGTTTGGGCAATCACTGAACTTGGATTATCTGAAGAATTCAAGATCACTACAAGCCCGATGGAAATTGAGTACACCCCCACGGGGCAAAAGATTTACTTTCGTGGCGCGGATGACCCAGGCAAGATCAAATCGATCAAGCCGCAGTTTGGGCACATCGGTATTTTGTGGTTTGAGGAATTAGATCAATTCCACGGCGCGGAATCAATCCGCAAGATTGAACAGTCAGTTATTCGTGGCGGTGATGAAGCGTTTATTTTCAAGTCCTTCAACCCGCCGCAGACGGCAAACAATTGGGCAAACAAGTATTTACAAATCCCCAAGGAAACTCAGTATCAGCACAAAAGTAATTATCTGGGCATCCCTGAAACGTACTTGCAGCAGTATGCCAAAGATAGGCTTGAAGGGAAAACGCCGCCGCTCAAAACGGCAATTTCTCTTTACTCGCGCATGGCAATTCCCATTGAATGGCTTGGTAAACCGTTCATCGAAGAAGCCGAGCATCTTATGGATGTTAACCGTGTGGCGTATGACCATGAATATTTGGGCATTTCAAACAACATCGGCGGCGCGGTATTTACCAACGTGCAACAACGCGCAATCACTGATGAGGAAATCAACGGCAAAGAAGAAAATGGCAGACAAGTTGGTGGATTTGACCGCATCCTGCATGGCTTGGATTGGGGATACTTCCCTGACCCAGCAAGTTACGGAAAGATGCACTACGACGCCGCACGGCGCATTTTATACATCTATGGCGAGGCGCGATACTGGAAAAAGAATAACCAAGACCTGTACGCGGCATTGGTCAAAGAGCATGGATACACCACTACTGAGTTACTAATTGCCGACAGCGAAGATCCCAAATCCGTTGCCGATTTCCGCGCGTATGGTGCAAATTGCCGAGGCGCTGAAAAAGGCGCCGGTTCAGTTGCCTATTCCATGAAATGGTTACAGGGCTTGACTGCCATTGTGATTGATCCGAAGCGAGCGCCATATCACGCGCAAGAGTTTTCAGAGTACGAGTACGAGCGCACAAAAGACGGCGAAATTATCAGCGAATACCCAGACAAGAACAACCACGCCATTGACGATACACGGTACGCAACCAATATGATTTGGCGTAAAAAAGGTGAATAATGTTTGCAAAAATAATGCAATGGATTAGAGAGAGGCTTAATCAAATGATAAACAGATCAAATGTCACACAGGCATTGCGCGTTGACGTTGCCATTACTCAGGACATGATGACCGCGCTTCAAAAATGGGCATCCATGTACATCAATCAAGCGCCATGGCTAACGAATGGCATTAAGTCGTTGAATCTACCGGCGGCGATTGCGGCGGAAATTTCCCGCGCCGTGACCATCGAAATGGAAATGACTCTCACCGGCTCGCCACGTGCGGATTATCTCAGTGAACAAATGAAAGCGGTATTGGGCAATATCCGCAAGACTACTGAGTACGCCGCTGCCAAAGGTGGGCTGATGTACAAACCGTACATTGCCGCGAATGGTCAAATTGCCGTGGATTTTGTGCAAGCCGATCAATTCTATCCCGTGGCGTTTGATAGCAATGGCAAGATGACCTCTTGCGTGTTTTCCGATCAAAAGACCGTGGGCACCACGTATTACACGCGGCTTGAATACCATGCCATGACGCCTGAAGGGTATCGCATTGTAAATCGTGCGTACCGCTCCAACACAAAAGACACGCTGGGTAACGAAGTGCCCCTGACCACACTTGCAGAATGGGCAGACCTCGAACCCGAGGCATTGATCCTGAACATCACCCGCCCGCTGTTTGCCTATTTCAAGATGCCGTTTGCAAACAATGTTGACCCAACGTCACCGTTGGGCGTGAGCGTGTACGCGCGCGCTATTGACCTCATCGAACAGGCTGACAAGCAATGGACTGATTTCCTTTGGGAATTTGAATCGGGTAAACGTGCATTGTACACAGACCCACAGGCGTTTGCAAAAGACGATAACAACAAGTCGATTCTTCCTGACCGTCGCTTGTACCGGCTACTTGACCTGAACGGCAAAATCGATCAACCAGGATTGTTTGAGGATTGGACCCCAACCATCCGAGAGGTAAACATCCTGAACGGCTTGGATGCCATTTTGAAGAAAATTGAATTCTTGTGCGGGTTATCTTATGGCACAATTTCCAACCCTGAAACGGTTGCACTCACTGCCACTGAAATCAAGATGGGAAAGCAACGCACGTATGCGACCATCACCGACACGCAAAAGGCACTCGAAGTCACACTTGACGATTTGCTCTATGCCATGGATGTATGGGCTACTCTTGGACGGCTTGCGCCACAAGGGAAGTACTCAGTAGTCTATTGGTGGGATGATTCTATTGTTGCCGATCATGACACGGCATTTGCACAGGACATGCAAGCGTTGGGGCAGGTCATGAGTAAGGTTGAATTCCGTATGCGTAACTACGGCGAAGATGAAGAAACCGCGCAAAGAATGATTGCCATGATGGACGCGGAAATGAAACCAACATCATTATTTGAAGGTGTGTAATGGAAAAAACAATTTGTTTACAAATTGGTAATACCGACAACAAACTTACCCAACAAGAATGGGCGGCGTTTGTAAATAAAATTCACGATGCCGTTGTTAGATGGTGCAATGAGATTTATTTTTCTGCCCCTTCAGTTGGTTGGGCTGATTGGCAAAATGCCGCATGGATATTTTCGTGCAACGAGGCAAATATGAAATACTTGCAAGCGGATGTCACAGATGCGCGAAAAGAATTTAATCAAGATTCAGTTGCATTTCTTGAAGGCGTTACAAAGTTTATTTAGGTAAAAATGCAAATTGCTGATATTTCTTTTTATCAATACAAATACAACCTTGATTGGAGTATCAGTCAGCTTATTGACTTCAAGCGTATGGCAACCAAGTCAACGGGCGTAATTATCCGCGCGGGGCAAGCGGGCTGGAAAGATATTGCCTTTGATGTGTCTTGGACAAATGCAAAAGCTGTTGGATTGCA